TGACCTCGACCTCGGACTTGTCCGGCGAAGTAATCAGCACCGTCAACAGCATCGGGATTGTCGAAGCCACCAAGTTGCGCCTTCTCCAAGTTGTCGAAATGTTGTCGTGCTTGTCCAGTGTTGACACCAGCAGATTTGAGAGTGTCTTCCATCCAATTCAAGTATTCAGCGGTGATAACATCGCTGTATTCATTACCTTTTGCATACATTTTGTCGTCTTTCATATCTTCGTCATCCTTTTCTTCGTCTTTTTTTGCGGCGAATGGGTTTTTAGATTCTTCTTTTTCCTCTTTAGGTTCGGAATCATCTTTTTTATCTTTCATAGAAGCCGCAAGTGCCGGAGGTAGTTCACCTTTCTCCATTGCGTCAAGTCGTGCTTCAAGTCTGCTCATTACATTATTCAAATCATTTTCTGTTGTCATGTGGGTGTCCTCCTTTAAAATACGAAACTGTGCTTCGGGGTTAATTCCTTTTTCACATATCGTAATTTCGTGCAGTTCCATTTTACTAATTTCTTGGTAGTCTCCATGTTCTCCATCCGATTTACGCACTCTCTTGAATGCTTGTCCACCAATGGAGAATCCTTGCAGGTTTCCTTTACGGATTTCTGCGGCCACTTCACGAGCCTTTTCAATATCGTTGCGAAGTGAAACAACGACAAACATACCAGCATCATCAACTTCGGATTTCCACATCCGACCATTTGAATCTACATAGGAATCAATAACTTCTCCAACTTGAATGTTTGAATGAGCGAGTTGAACATTACGGAACTTCTCACTCTTCATGAATCCGCCAAACGCATCCTTTAACGCTGAACGGGTAATAAGGTCGCCCTGCTTATCCACCAGTTCTACTGATGCATAGCCAGCGATAACCATGTCGGAACTGCCCTTGATAAGAGCAATGCCGGAGGTAGGTCGCTTAAGGGACAACATTACCCTCCGATTCATTGTCATGGTATATAGAATGTTTCTTTCACACTGAAAGAGTTGGAGTCCCATCTTCGTCATCTAAAACGATAGACTCGTCTGCATCCGTCTTCATTTCTATGTGTGTAACTGGCTTTTTCTTATCATCACCCGAATCAGTATCTTTTTCCTGTTCATCGGGTCTTTTTTTGCCATCATAGTCGGGTAAATTGCTTTCTTCTGTCAACCTTGTAGGGCCGCTTGGAGATTCAACAGGTGTCGCCATGTCTATTCCCAAACCCTTTGGTCCAGTCCAAGTCAACTTTTCTTTAGCGAGTTGGTCTAAAGCCCTACTCATTACTTCAAGTGCTTTCTTTGTTGAAGGTTTGAGTAAACGATTTTCGTCTTTTTCTTCAAGTACGCCCGCTGATTGCTCATCCTGTCTTTTACGACTGGGTACATCTTTTTCATCCATTACAGTTGATTTTATAAGATGTCCCTCAAGCATAAGTGGGGCTAAGGTATGCCAATAAGGATGAAGACTTTCCGCCAATGTCAAAGAATAGTTTGATTTCGTTAAATCACCTAATGCGGCAGACGGATTATGTAAATACCATTGGTCTTCGATTCTCGATACTTGATATGAAACAGTATCAATGTCTTTGAGTATTACTTGTATTACCCCATCATTGTATTCTAAGTCATGCGGGATTAGTATAGGTGCAAAAGATTTTGTCATTAAATCAAGAGATTCGGCACTGGCCGCACCTTCACCCTCTCCTTCACTTTCAATTTCACGAACTTGAACATTGAACACATCACGGTTTTTTCTACGCTTCTTTGTAACACCAGTCACAGTTGCTCTTACAATATCACCAACTTTGAAAGTTCGTTGTTGATTATGTGCTGTGCCTACATCCATGTAGAATTGGTTTTTGTATTCAATCGCTCGATTACCAAGCGCATCACCATCAAGAATCGGCCCTGCACCTAATCGGTAAGTGAATGGGCCTTTACCTCGACGGTCAAGAACAATGAAGTTAAAGTCACGGCTTTCACGCAATAACAACCACTTTGGATGACGACGCTCACCCTTCATGTATGTGGACTTGTTATCTCTTAACAATACTATACCATGTTCTTCTTGTAAGATTTTAACAGCATCTTCAAGACCTTCATCATCAGTCATTTTAGTGTCATGTGGACCCGGAATGATAACATTTTCATGGCTATCAAACTGTCCTCTTAGAACTTTCATGCGCTCGTGCATCAACATTTCAGCAACATTGGTATCATCGTAATTGATAATATCAATAATGTTCAAATCTTCTTCACCTACAATACCATCAATGACAAAGTTATTGTCATTTAATTCAGCAAGGCTTTCTTTGAAGGCTTTCTTTAATCCAACCTTACGCCCGTTTTCATCATAGGTAGTAATCTCATTATCGTTTTGTACGATAATAACCCGCTTACCATCATACCATTTACTTACAACCCACGAGCCACTGAACCCTCGTAGATGTTCAAGGTCACTTAAATCGAATATACGATGCATTGGTCTTACCGGAGGAACCCATTCAGCATCCTCGGCTTTTGTCAACAGAACATCGGGGTTCAAAAGAGAGGTAATGTATTCACTCATTTCACTCAAGTTAAGAGCAGTAGGGTTGTTTTCTCCGGGTATATCAAAAGTTTCTTTGTCATAATCCATGAAAGGTGGAGTAGGATTAGGATGTGGGGGCATTGATTCAAGTAATTGTTTTGTCATATCTGTGCCGTGGAGTTCTTCTAATGCACCTTGCCAAGTAGGATGAAATAATTGAGGTTCGGTATAAGTACCAACTGTTGGTTGTCCTTGAGCATCAAACTCAACACCAAACGATGACTGTTGAGGAACAGCAGAAGAGTGTACTACATCAGCACCAGTGTGTGTAGGCATGATACCTTGAGTAGAAGGGTTGACTCCGCCAATGGGAACTGGTTCTGTGTCCATACCCACTTTTCTTACTATCTCCATAGATGAGGCCATATTATCTTCATTCACTCTATCAATATCTAAACTTACAATACTATCAAGGTGATTTTTTGTTTTCCGTGTGTATGGTTTTTTACCACCCTTACCAGCATTTAATCTGTTATGTACATCAACATCACTCGCTGGATAATAATTTAAACCGTTATTTATCATATTAGAACCAAATTGCTTTGTATCAAAATACCTTGCGGCGTTACCCGAAATACCATGAATTGGATGCGCTTTCCAATTACTATGCCTACCTTGAGCGTTGTCAATAGCGTGATGTAAACCGTTTTCTTCAAAGTCTTGAGCAAACTGTTCGTCGGCATGTGTTCTGTGAAGCATAAAATTATCAAAATTACCACTTGAAAGTAATTGACCTACTGTAGAAACCCGAAGGGGAACTTCTCTTACATTTGATTCATCAATTAACTGTTTTACATGTTCTCTTAATCGTGATTTTTGTTGACTTGTTTTACCTTCTAAGCCCATACCTTCTAAGACTTCATCGGGTGTCATATTACCGTTTAACTCAAAACCGTTATCAAGCATATGACTCATAACATCACTATGAAAACCGGATTGTTTTGATTTAACTTCTTTCATTTCATCTTGCATACGATAAACTGATGATTTGATGCCGTGTACACTGTGGTCTGCATTTGCAAGCCATCGTTCAGCGTCATACATCAAACGATTATGATTTGCCATAAACTTCTCCGGGTCGTTAATATCAAAATGATTTGGGTCATGTTCCGTGACTATTGGTAATAATTGCTTTGCGGCTTCAAGGACAGCATTACGACTATTCTTTGCAATTTTATCGGTAATACCAGCATCTTGTTTCCACCAATTACCCGCTTTACCAAGAGCCGCTTGAGTTGAACGGTTTTGTAATTTATTTAGTTCTACTTGCCCTTCATATAATTCTTGACGCATTGCTTCAATTTCTTCGGGTGATTCAGCGTAATTCATTTGTTCTGCGATTTGATTAAGCCTTTCATTTAATTGACTTTCTTTTTCCATTGCGGGTAACATACCGCCGAACTTTAATGCTGAATCAATTGTACTTGTAGTAAATGTGGTATCTTTTGTAGGTTTTATACGGGTTCGATTTTCTTGGTTGGCTCTTTTGGCTTCTTCACCTTTCTTATGTCGAAGGTGAAACTCAAAACCATTTAACCAAGTTTTAAATCCTTCTAAGTCTCCTTCGTTAAGTGAGGAACCTTCTTGCTCTAAGCGATTTTTAATGTCTGCATACATCGGTTCTTCTTCATTTAAATTACGAATTGATTGTTCGATACGCTTGGGTGAATTACTACCACCTTCTTTTGCTATTGCAGTTAAAATACGCATGTTTTTTGCACTTTCAGCACTCGTAATGTAATCTTTAACATTAGCAAAGTTTTGAGATTTTGAACCCCAACCCATGAAATCCATATAGTCTTCATGGTCCACACCGAAACTCACAGGTATGTTTCCGCTTTGTAAGTCTTTCAATGATTGAACCGAGTTTTTCTGTGGTTTGTATGGGTCATTTGTATGCCCCAACATTGTTTTTCGCCAGTGTTGTTTTCTCGCTTTTTCAAGTAATGAAGTGTCCGATGTATTCGCACCATAAGTTGCTCGTGGATGTGATGTAGTCAACGGATGATGTGTTATCAAATTACTCATGTATGCTAATCCTTTGTATTCTTTCTTTTCAGCAGGGGTCATGTTACGAAGTGTGTATTTTAAATCGGGATTGTAAGTTGATTTATGGAGTGTCCAATTATGTTTACTACCATCGCTTAATTTTGTGAATGTATTTGCCGGTGAAAGTATATTTTGAATAAGTTCTGCATTAGTATGTCGTACAAACTTATCAAATGACTTCTTTTTTGTTTTGTCAAAGCCTTTTTCGTAAGTGCCTATTTCTCTTGCTTTTTCGGGGCCAAAGTGCATACCCAAAGCCATGTTTATTTCATTAGGGTGTAGTTGTCCATGATGTTGCTCATTTACTTCAAATAACCCCGAAGTTAAAGGGAAAAACATGTCTTTTGGTTTTTGTATTATCGGTGTTGCTACTGGTTGTTCTCCACCCATTATATCTACAGGTTCTTTTCTTGCGATATTTGCATACGCTTGTTCGATTTTTTCTTCTTCTGTTAATTCATCTTCATTATGTGCGGTGCTGTGAATAATTTCATTGTATGTAGCCAACGATAAACCAGCACCACCGACTTGAGCATAAGGTTTACTCCAAAACTTTGCTGGCCCTACAGTGTGATTACCACCCTTACCTAATCGCCAATGTTGAGGTTTTTCTTCATCGGGATGAGGGCCGTGTGGCGATTGTAAATATGCAAGGTCAGTTCTAATTTCTTTTGCTCTTTGCTCTAAAGTAGCATTAGATTTAGCATCCGACTCCATTTCTTCTAATTGATGAAGCGGAATAATCGGTCCATCCATCTCTCCGTATATTGGATGATTAGGAAGCGGCTTTCGTGTTTTAGGGTCAAAGCCAGCGAGAAATAAAATATCCTCCATTGGCATACGGGTATGTTTCGGGTCCATTCCCTTTGTCTTTTTATAATGCCTAAAAGTTCCACTTCGTAAGTCTTGTAAAGAATAACTATCTTGAATTGGGGTTGAATGAGTATTTAGCCTCGGTAAGACATCAAATGGTTTACCAACACCTTCATTTTCTTCATCACCTATTTCTATACCATGAAGGTCGTGTATTGCGTCTATGATGTGATGTGAAATTGGTTGCTCTCCTATTTCATATGTATGCGCCGCTTCACCAAACGCCGCTTGCATGAAACGATTTTCACCTTGTCTAAAGTCGGCTTCATTACTTTCTTGACGGAAATGACTGTTTGGACCGTAATGCCCTGCTTCTCTTAACGCCCAATTCATTTCGGGTGTACGGCGCATTAAATTATTCCAAGTAAATCTTGCTGTAGGAATATGTTCACCATTTGGTAGTTTAATATCATCATGTTCATCAACTCCTTTTTCGTGTATATGGCGCATAACAGCAGTGCGTTCTTCGGGATTAAGCCACTCAAGACCGAGGTGATACCCCTCTTGTCCTAATCCAACAGCGTGTTCATCACCATTTTCATCGGTAACATAACCGTCATTTTGCCATTGTTTTGCTCGTTGATTAAAGTGGTCCACTCGCAAACGATTTTCAGTTTCTTCTGCTGAACGACCATCAGCAAGATAGTTGTCTTTCAATTCACTGTTAAGTTTATTCCAGCGTTGAAAATCACGCTCATACAAATCTTGTTGGTGGGTATGGTTTGATTTATGTGTTCTTAACGAACCTAAAATCTTCTTTTTATTATGTCCAAATACTATTGGACTTTTCTTTTCTTGTAAGTATTTTTGATATTGTTTTTCCATCTCCGCTTCTTCTTTAGCGTGTCCACCAAATATGTGACTTCGTAATACTTCAACATAAGCGGCATTACCTTTTTCGGAGTCCATTCGCAAAAGCGGGTGATTAGTATGGTGAAAAGGAAAATTATGTTCTCGGTATGGGTGTGATGTAGTGGGTACATACCGAGGCCAAACAGCATGAGATTCTTTTAACCCGTCTGCACCCGCTAAACGGTCTTTCCAAATGTGATTTGTTTGTTCACCGTGTGTATGGTGATGTGCAAGAAGAAAACCCGGACCCGGTTTGTAAGTTTTGTCTTCTTCTACATATGTTTCATCGTCTTTGGCTTTTTGAATTGTTTCAGCCGTGTATTTTAACGACCTTGAAAGTAAGTCTGTAGGGGCTTTGTTAAGAGACTCCCACGCAATAATGTATTCAGCGGCACTAAAGGCTAAGTCATTACCATCTGCTAAAGAAAGTAAAAGTTCATCTTTTGCGATGTTGAATTGTTCTGCTACCATGTTTTCACCGCCTCAAGAAAGCGGTTGAAACTTTGGACAAGCAAAAATATCCATACCATCATGAAGATTACAACCACTACGAACATTACCACCACATGTTCGACATGCGATAGGTGCGCCACTTTCACTTGCTTCACGCATTGAAGCGGTAGGATTTGCTTTTTTGATGGCTATTTTTGACATGTTACCACATCAATATCTTCGTTCAGTTCCGCCTTCTGCATCTTCTCTTTCAGCACCAGTTCCAGCGTGAGGGTTCATACGACCGCCGAGTTTACCTAAGTCAACTTTCTTGTCATGCTTATCTCGCTTTGCTTTACCGTCTTCATATTCGATAGTATTACCGTTTGTAGTATAGTAAGCGGTTTTTGTTTGACCGCCGGATTCAGTAACCAAGTGTGGGTTTACATCGGTGATTTTTTCTTTTGGTATGGGTTTTGCGTCAGCCAAAGGGTCAGCCTTTGCCATCTTTCCACCACAGCCCATTTTCATGCAACCCATCTTGTTCATCTTAGAACCACACTTAGGACAGTCTTCTGCTTTAGCCATCTTTCCACCACAGCCCATTTTCATGCAACCCATCTTGTTCAT